CCGCCATTTTTATAGCCCATGTCGCTGATTTTTTTACGAGCAGCAGCATCTTTAGCGTCTTGTTTGGATTCTTCAAGTGCATCAAAGTTGGCCGGTTTTTTAACGCCGCGAGACTCCCGCTTCATTTCAGAAGCCGCTTCCCGCTGTTCTTTTTCACGGCGCTCATCACCACGTTTGGTCATTTCACGATCCGCTTTACCAACTCCGTACAAGCCTGCAGCAGTGCCTGTTGCCAATGCTGCTTCTTTTAACATACTTGTTCCAACACCGCCGCCACGATTTTCATCGTATTCGTTGACACTGCGTTTCATGATTTATCCTTAACAGGCTTTGCCGCCGCTTTTCATGCCAATCATCGTGCCTTTGGTTTTGCCTTTAATGGCAATGCCGTCAGCGCGCTTAGAAGCTGAGCTAACAGAACCGCCAGAAGCCATCTTCTTGACTTTACCGCCTTTTTTCATGGCTGACCTACCAGAAGTTAACTCTTCATCTGTATTAGGTTTACCACTACCACTACCGCCAGCAAATTGACCTTGATCTCCGTATCCGGGAACCGCATATCGTCCAGCATCTGAGTCTGCACGAAGGTTTGCTTCTGCTTGCCTTAACATTTTACCGCCGTCTTTAACCGTAAAAGGGGACTGGACAATTGCAGTGTCGTATCCTATTGCTTCAGCTTGCTCTGCGGGAGAAAGCCTATTACTACCCATAGGAACATCAGCAGGATCTGATGACTTCTTGTCTGGCTTATTTATACCGGATTTATGCATGATTAACTCCTTAGCAGGCTTTGCCGCCCTTGTTCATCTTAACCATTGCACCTTTGGTTTTACCTTTGGTAGCAACACCATTAGCAGACGCGCGGAATGAGCCGCCAGCAGCCATACCGCCTTTTTTCATACCTCTGCCATCATTGAGAAAAGCGGGTTTACCGTCTTTCATGGGCATAGCGCCACCACTAGCCATACCGCCTTTTTTCATGGCTGAATTTTTCATCATTTTACCGTCAGGCATCTTGTGCATGCCATCTTTTTTCTTAGCCATGATAGCCATCATTCCGGGGTTCATTTTGGAAGCCATAGTATTACCGCCTTCTTTCATAAGTGACATCTTGCCATGAAGTGTCTTGGGTTTGTTAACTCTTTGAAGATCGGGGCGGGACGTATTGGTGTCCTTACCAAACTTCATTCCTTTGCTCGCGCCGCTAAATTCTTTAGCAACCGATACTGGTACGCCCGCAGCCTTTGCAAACTTCGGGTTGTGTGCAGCAGCATCCATGAACTGCTTTTGTTTTTCACTTTTGGCTGGCATCATTATCTCCTACGCTGGATAAGTCCACCACGCAAATATTGCTCGTATTCTTCAATGTCAAAGTTGCCTTTACCGCCACCACCATAACCACCGTCTTGGGGCATGTAATCACCGCCGCCTTGGGGCATGTAATCACCACCAGCGCCCCCTACTGGCGCAAATCCACTGCCGGGGCCAGAAGATTCTTGTTGGGGGCCAACTTCCGGCGTAATACCATATATACGTTCACGTAAGGCATCAAGTTGTGCAGGTGTAAAGTTACTTTCTACAGGCACGCTTTCTAGTCTTCTTGGGAGCATTGTTTCGTTAAACTTAAATCGTTCACTATCTTCTGCGTCAGGGCCAACGTAATAAGATGACGCGGGATTAATAGTGCCGTAAGTTTCGTTACGTAAAGTGTCTTCAAATTTAGCTCTACCCTCCGGTGAATTTGTTCGCGCCTGTATCTCTGCTATTTTTCGTTCTTCTTCTGCTATGTCTATATTCTGAGGTACGTTGTTGTAGATTACGCGACCCGCTGTATCTATCGTGTTTTGTGCATATGGTAAACTACTACGAACACCAAACTTGTCTGTAAGGTACTCAATAAGCTGATTGGTGTAGTACGTATGTGGGCTAACAATCTTAAGAAAATCATCCCGTTCTTTTTGTGTGGGTAACGTATTAGCGTACTCACGCCCCAATATACTAGCAAGTCCAAGCAAGGGTGCGGCCATGATTAGTCGTCCTTTTTCCTGCGAATTAACTCAGCAAAAGGTTTGCCTGCAATCATTTCAGTGATCCGCATGCCTGTCCACACAATCGTAAACAGTGCGGCAACCGCAGGGAGCAGTTGCATTACCGTACCAATAGCCGTAACAACGGCTACACCGTCTGCTACATTCTTTAGGGTTTCAACGTTGTCTTGGTTCATATCAGCATTTCCACCTTGCAAGAGCAGCCGCCTTACGGGTGGGCTTACCCTTCTCGTCTTTCATGGGGCCGGGCATACCTGACATGCGTGCGCAGAACGAGTCCTTACGCTTGCCGCCTTGTGGCTGTGGAGCCTTTAGGTTACTACCCGTAGCAGCGTTGTACTTAGCACGGCCTTTAGCAGTCAAGCCCGCCCCCTTGGATATTGGCAATTTCTCGCCTCTTCCAACTGATAGGACGGGGCCTTTCTTCTTAGCCATAGAAAATTGTGACTGAAGTTACGTTCGTCACAGTTCCATGAACATTGGTGCTGAATAAAACACCCTCGCCCGGAAATATAAGGTACGTAGGTTGCGTAGCAGAAGCCACGGTGTTAAGCGTGATAAGGGTTGTGCCGCCTGACCCACCATCTTTAAATACCACACTACCAGCCGTGGCTGACGGAACCATGTAGACAGCTTTTACCCTTGCTCTAGTAAGAGCAGTAGGTGCTTGATTGGTAAATTGCCCCGTAGAAGTTAGCGGGACACTTGCCTGTACATCAGTTTGCATCGACATAGGATGCTCCTAATTAAGCAGTGCGTGTAAACACGTACGCTGTTGCGCTAGAGAACATGATGGTGAAACGGGCTAAACCTGTTACACCAGAGGCAACAGTCAAGTCACCAAAAGTACCTGCGGCGGCGGCGGCATCAACAGCGCCAGTAGACAAAACACCATTTGTAGCTACAGCGATAGTCACTGTGTTTGCGCCAGCGGTGTTGTCAATGAACAAATCCAACACAGTACCTTGAGTAGCGCTTACAGCGGCTCCCAACAGAGTACCTGTAGGCAAAGTGATGACTGTAGCGGCTGCTGAAGTAGAAGTGATGTAGCCAGAAGCAACTTGCGCCGCAGTAGCTGTGCCCGTTGCGTTTACTGCGTTTGCGGCTGTGGGGGAGTGATCGGTAATAAAGCCGTTTAAAGATACGACTGGGCCGGAGAACGTGGTACGTGCCATGATTTTTCCTTACATACAAGTTAAGTGCATCAGTCTGTATGTCGTCAGCCGGGACTGTCTAATGCACCGGATAGCCCGGAATAAAGTCAATATACAACAAAATAAAAGGGGGCACAAGGCCCCCCTTCAAATATTTCCAAAGAAATATTAGGTTGAACCGGAAGATCCAAACATACCCAATGGATCAGACCAGCCAAAGCTGTAACGCTCACGGGCTTTGTAACGAACGTTGCCAGTGTCAAAGTCTCCATCCATTTTGTTCTCCAAAGGAGAGCGGATGAAGTGCTTCAAACCGTTAGGCACGTCAGTACACAAGAACCAAGCGTTTGTGTCTGTCAAGTAGTTGTTGACTGTGTAGCCTTCAGGGATAGAACCGTTATTTTTCAACGCATTGATATCATTGTCAGCAGTACCAACACGCAATGAAGTCTCAAGCAAACGAGTTGCCGTAAACTGCAGTGCAGGAGGAACAATCAACTTTCTTGGCTTACCAGCGATCAGCAAGCCACGCTCATCAGTCCAAGCAGCGATCTGAATAACGGCGGCTTCCAAAGAAGTCTCGTTCAAATCAGCTTGAGTAGATGGGGTGTTGCTGTTAGTACCGCCGGAGATCAAGGGGTGTGCTGTGCTAAACAGAGGAACGCCATCACCACCGTAATAAACGGCAGAGTTAGTGAAACCATTGTTTAGAGTGGATGCAGCTTTAACCTGTTTGGTATAAGCCATAGCACGAGCCAAAGCTTTGGTGTAGCGAGCAGACAAGCTGTCGTACAAGTTATCTTCAACCGCTTCTTCAGTGATTGAGAAACCCAAGGCAATAGTTTCGTGTGTGTAACGAGCCGTAAATGCTTCTTGTGCATTGTCGTAAGCGATGGCAGAGCCCTCGTTTTTAACAGGTGCAGCAGAGAAACCAGACAGTTTCGTCTCTTCTTCGAACGAACGCTCTGAAGTTTCGGTTTCATAAATTTCTTTATGTTGTTCACCGTAACGAGCGTACTCCATACCGAACAAAGCGTTCAGGCCGGGGAGCAGTTCTTTAAGTAGTTGTGCGCGTGAAATAGCCATGATTTACGCTCCTTATATGCCAGTAGAGTTGTTGTACTGGTGCATAGTCGCGTTGATCTTGACGATAAACTCAACAAATGTATCAGCGCCTGTTGCTGTCTCACGAACCACATCAATGATGCGGATAGGCAGCGTGTTAGTAGTAGTTTGAGTACCTTCATCAATCGCTACTTTGGAGTTACCAGTGGTGGTAGATCCAGCGTTTTGAATCAAAGCAATGTTACTACCAATAGCAGCAATGCCCATTCCGGCCACGGTTGTGGTTGCGGAACAAGAGACCACTTGGAACAGCGTATCAGGATC